ACCTGAAAGTAAAAAGTCAATGTCAAAAATAAAAGCACATAACAGCAAACTTTATTATGTAGACAATGATAAAACTCTATCAAAGGTTTATTTAATACAAGAAATACCAGGAACTTTAAAAGGTGAACCAAAATATAATGTTTTAGGTGCACAAAAATATGGTGAAATTATAACTTTATTGCCAGAATTTTCACAAATGATTTTATCACCAGGTCCTTTAATTCACAAACTTAGAACGCTTCTAAAGAACTACACTGAAGAAGATTATCTTTTATTGTCTGGTGATCCAGCTATCATAGGAGTTGTATGTTCTGTTGTTGCAGATATTACAAATGGAAAATACAAATTATTAAAATGGGACCGTCAAGAAAAAACTTATTACCCGATCGAAATAAATATTCATCAAAAATAGTTGACATCAAAAAATATTTCCTTATATCTGTTAGTGCGATTATAATTTAAACTAATAAAACAATATAGGAAAGCAAATGAACATTGACTTACGACAAGATGCTCCTGATCAGATTGATGTTTCTGATCCGGCTAAACTTTCAGAAGAAATAGAAAAATTAAAATCTATTCAATCTCAAATATCTGAAGCAGAATCAAAAATAAAAGAACTCAAAGAACAAGAGAAAACACAATCGTGTGTTGTCATTCCAAAACTCATGAAAGACATGAAGTATGAAACAGTGAGACACACAGATGGTTCTGAGATAACAATCAAACAAATTTTTAGCGCTACAATTAAAGCTGATAAAAAAGCTGAAGCGTATAACTGGCTTCGAAATAACGGCCTTGGTGATATTGTTAAAAACGATATTACCGTTACCTTTGGTCGTGGCGAAGAAAACAAGGCAATGGCTTATGCTACCCTTGCAAAGGGTCAAGGTTATGAACCTTCTCAAAAAGAATCGGTTCATCCTTCGACCCTCAAAGTAGTGATGGAGGAATACAAAGCTAAAGGCAATGTTATTCCTGAGGATCTATTTTGGACGTTTGATGGAAGTCAAACAAAAATAAAAGGTAAAAAATAAATCAACAAACCAATAACCCAATAGGAGGGTACTATGACTGATATGGTCAAACAAGCAAACGGCGGGTCTCTAGCTGTAGTTAATCTTAGAGACGACTCGAGAAAAGGAGCGGAAGAAATTAAGTCGGAAGATATCTCTACACCGATCTTAAAAATTCTTCATCAACTGTCTCCTGAGTGCAATCAAAGAGATGCAAAGTATGTAGAAGGTTCTAAACCAGGAATGATCTACGCATCTTCTCTTGGTCAACTGATTGATGGTGAAAGCAAAGGTATCGATATTATCGTTGCTCATGCTCAAACTAGATTTCCAGAATGGCAAGAGAGAGGTGACAGTGCATCTGCACCAGTTGGAACGCATATGCAAATACCGGCAGATGCTGTAGAAGAAAGAAATGGTCGATACAGATTACCAAATGGTAATTATGTAGAAAAGACTGCGTACTTCTATGTCATTGTTGTGTCAGGCGATGAGTCTAGACCAGCTGTGATTCCAATGCGTTCGTCGAATTTATCACCGGCGAGGGAACTTAACAATCTGATCACTAATTTAAGAATGACAGATTCAAAAGGTACATTCCAACCTGCAGCATATGCAGCTTTGTTCAACTTGAAAACAGTTGGCAAACAAGCTGGCAGTAAGAGTTGGCATGTGTATAAACCATCTAAAGTTAGAATGTTAGATACTTCTAAACCTGAAGATGCAAACTTATACATAGCAGCACAAGAGCTACAGAAAACTGTAGCAAAAGGTTCTGCTAAACCTAAATACGAGGCAGCAGAAAAAACTGCTGACATTGTCTAATTCCCTATGGGAATAGTTGCAACAGGGGCGCTGAAGCGAGAGTGGAGGCGCCCTTAACATTATATGAAAGAATTTATAGAGCATTTTACTGGATTAAAAAGAAACTACGGATACTGTAATATTAACAACGGCTACAAGGATCCGGCATCAGGGAAAATAAAATTTCATCCTGGAGACTATGGCTGGTCCTCAAAAGAAATTACTGATGAAGATTATATTGAACACTTAGAAGGAAAGAAATCAATTGGTATTCAGCCTTGTGATGACAATGGCTTTGCAAGATTTGGCGCAATAGATGTAGACCCACCTGTCTATGGTGAAATAAATATAAAAAATTATTTAGATATCATACAACAAAAAGAACTACCTTTGATTCCAGTCAAATCAAAAAGTGGTGGATTACATTTATATCTATTTACAAAAACTCCTGTAAGAGCAACAGAGATAAAAGAATTTTTAGAACAGGTTTTGTTTTTATTTAAACTTCCACTTACAACAGAGATATTTCCAAAACAAACTAAACTAGGATCTAATACAGATGGAATAAAAATAAATGGTAACTTTATTAATCTTCCTTATTTCAATAAGTCAGAAAGAAAAGCAATAAATCCTGATGGCACTGAAATGAGTTTTGATACTTTTTTAAATTGTATTTATTTAAACAAAGCTACAAGCGAACAACTAAAAGAAATTCAAAGCAATATAATAAGACTAGAATTATCTGGAGGCGCAGAAGAATTTAAAGATGGACCACCATGTTTAGAAGTTTTATCAAAACAAAAAATGAGTGATGGCAGAGATAGATTTCTCTACAACTACATGGTCTTTGCAAAGAAAAAATATCCAGATACTTGGAAAGTAAAAATAATCGAAGCAGCTAGAAACTATTTTACTTTAGATATGAGCTGGACAGATGACCATATAAAGAAAAAGATAACTGCGTGGGATAAAGAAACTAAAGGACATACTTGCAAAGAAGATCCTATCAACAGTGTTTGTATAAGATCTGAATGTGTAAAAAGAAAATTTGGTATTGCTTCAGATAAAAAAATATCTTGGCCTACATTATCTGGTTTACAAAAAATAGATTTCAAACCTGAACCAGAATTTTATTTTACTGTTGAAACTGCAAATGGTGAGTCTGTTCCTGTTCATGCAAAAGATATAAATAAAATAAAAGATCAAAGTGAACTTAAAGGATTGATCATGGCGCAGACAGGTATTGTTCCACCACCTGTAAAAGCTATGGAGTTTTGGGAAATACAAGAAGCATTATTTACAAAGATGGATGTAGTCCAACCAGCACATGGAACTAGACCTCTTGAAATATTAGAAAAACATTTAGAAGAATATATAAACGGGCCTCAGGCAACAGGGTACAATAGTTTTAAATCTGGGAACGTACTGAAAGATGAAGACTATGCATATTTTGTTTACGATGAGTTCTTTGATTTCATTAAAGAAAGAGAATGGAAAAAAGATATATCAAGAACTTCACACATGATTGTAAAAATATTTGAAATACAAAAAGGTGAGAAAGAAAGAGAAGAAGAAGTTCTATTTAATTTAAGAAAAAGATATCCAGGTAAAGACAAAGAAGGTAAACCATGGCCTGGTGTTAGAGGTTGTGTACAAATTCCTCTTTACAAATTTGAAAAAGAAGAAGACGTAGAAGAAGAAAAAGAAATGGAAAGTGAAGACGAGATAGTATGATTTATAAATTTTATGGACCTCCAGGTACAGGTAAGACACATAGATTAATTAGCAGAGCAAAAGCTTATATGAGAACAGGAACACCTAGTCACAAAATAGGTTACTTTGCTTTTACTAAAAAAGCTGCTGCTGAAGCTAGAAAAAGAATGCCTGTAGATGATAGTAAGATACCATTTTTTCAGACACTACATTCTTTTGCTTATCATCAACTAGGTTTAAGTGAAGAAAGTATTATGCAACCTTATCACTACGAAGATCTTGGAAAGAAACTAAACATAAAAGTTAAGTATCAAGATAAATATAACAAAGAAGAAATAAACTACCTGCACTGTGATAATCCTCACTTTCAATTGATAGGTAGAGCAATGAATAGAGACATAAAAATCAGAGAACAATACGATAGAAATGAACACAATTCAAAAGAAGTAAAATGGGGAACGTTAAAATACATAGATACTAATTTAAAAAAATACAAAGAGAAAACAGGTCTATTAGATTTTAACGATATGATAAATAAAGTTATCGAGAAAAATGATTTACCTTTGTTCGATGTAATATTTATTGATGAAGCTCAAGATTTATCACCGCTTCAATGGAAATTATTTGATAAACTAAAACAAAATACAAAAGATATTTATTTAGCAGGAGATGATGACCAAGCAATCTTTGCCTGGGCTGGAGCAGATGTAGATAGGTTTATAAATGAAACTGCAAAAGAAAAAGTATTAAAGTATTCAAAAAGAATTTCAAAAAATGTACAAGAACAATCTAAAATTCCAATAGAAAACATTAGAGGTTTGAGAAAAAGTAAAAATTATTTACCAAGAGATTTTGAAGGTGAGTGTCAACGTATTAATAATTTAGATCAGATAGATTTAACAACTGGTAAGTGGTTAATATTAACTAGGACCATAAGAAAACTATCTAAAATAAAAGATGAATTGATAAAAAGAAATTTATATTTTGAAAGTAACAAAGGTAAAAGTTTTAGAGTTACTCTATACAAAGCAGCTTTGAATTATACAGAATGGCAAGTTGGTGGAGAAGTAGATGAAAAAGATATGAAAGATATAATTAGTTTTATAGGAGAAGAGCCACAAAATAAAAACGTAGATTGGTTCGATGCTTTTAAAAAAGCAAAAGAAAATGAAAAGAACTACATAAGAAATATGATTACCAATGGTGAGAATTTAAATGATCATGCAAGAATATGGATATCAACGATACATGCAATAAAAGGTGGAGAAGAAGATAATGTCATTCTTTGTATGGATCAAAGTCCAGTTATAAAAAAATCAATGAGAAAAAATCTAGATAAAGCAGACGAGGAACATCGTGTTTGGTACGTCGCTGTTACTAGAGCACGTAATAATTTATACAAATTAAAGGGGAGACTAAAAAAGAATGAATACAAATTATAAAAATTTATACAATAAGTATAAAGCGAACGGGATAGAGAAAAGCCTTAGTGGTGGGTGGCAGCATCACGCTCTAACGAGCGACGTTGGTTCAGTTTCTCGAGTCCCAAAAAGTATCATGGCTGTTAAACCAACAACTGTCACAAAATAAAAAGGAGAAAAATGACAAACAAAGATATATTTAATGAAACATTTCCTCAAGACAAGCAGGTAGGAGGATCTCACTATAAGGAGTTTTTTATTCAACCGTGGACTTTTATCAGAAAAAATGGTTTAAATCCATTTCAAGCAAACGTAATTAAATATGTTTGTAGATATTTATTTAAAGGTAAAGCAATAGAAGACTTACAAAAAATAAAACACTATTGTGATTTAGAAATAGAACACTTGAAAGATATAGAAGATGCCAAAAAGAAGTAGAATAGAAAAAGATATTGTAGTTGCTAAACATAAATTTCATTTAGAAATATATTTAGGACTAGAAGGTGAAGATGTAAGTTGGGAAATTTATCCTGAAGATCACAACGCAGCTCTTTATGCATTTTCAAATAAAGATAAACTAAACAAACTAATAAAAGAGAAACACATATACGAGCCTAAATTATGATAGTACCGGAAACAGAATGGCTGATGCCAAAAGAATATCCTGATCTTAGATCTTATCCTGAGATTGCAATTGACTTAGAAACAAGAGATCCAGAACTAAAATCAAAAGGTTCAGGTTCTGTTATAGGTGTAGGTGAGATTGTAGGATTCGCCGTAGCTGTAGAAGGATACAGAGGATACTTTCCTATTGCACATGAACAAGGACCCAACATGGATAGAAAGAAAACTATCGAATGGTTCAAAGATATTTG